AGCACAACAACAATTACGAAAGACAGATTGGTATAAAACCTGGGATATTGAACCAGATGACGCGATGTTCTATTGATTTCTTATAAATATGTAAGGTTAGTGAGAAATCCACTCACGTATATAAAAGGAGGATCACGATGGATCTTAATACATCGCCAGACAATCAGATTGCCACTGCGACAACTGACACAGTCTCTAAAACAGAGCAGGCACAAGCGGACAATCAACCCGCGAAAACTTATAGCCAGGCTGAACTGGATGCGATAGCGGCAGAAGTTAGAAGAAAGACTGAAGCCAAATTTGAGAAAAAGTACGGTCAGGTTGATGTTGAGAAATACCAATCTCTTATGGCCAAGGAAGAATCTGAAAAGATTGCCAAAGCCCAGGAGAAGTCAGAGTTTGAGAAACTGTTGAAGGAGAATGCTGAAAAGTTTAACAGCAAAATTTCTTCGCTAACTTCTGAACTGACAAAGATCAAGGTAGATGGAGCATTGATAAATGCCGCATCAACCAAGAAAGCAGTTAATCCAGATCAGGTCGCGAGACTTGTAAGGGATAATGTCAAAATGTCAGAAACAGGAGAAGTTGAAGTGATTGATCCCAAAACAGGTCAGACTAGATACACTGACAATGGTGATCCTTTAACGATTGATGGGTTGGTTACGGAATTCCTAACTACTAATCCTCATTTTGTTTCAGCAGGTCAGCCAGGAGGTGGATCCAAGTCCAACACAAATGCTGAAGGTATTTCCAAAGTTGATGTTAATAAACTGGATATGACTAATCCAGAACATAGAAAACAGTATGCTGAGTATCGTAAGAAACTGGGCTACTAAACATTAACAATAAAAGGAGATTAGCAAAATGGCTAATGAATCAACTACTACTACATTGAATGATCTGATAGCACCCATCGTACAAGAAGCGATGTTCGTTGCGTCTGAGACTTCAATCATGCCAGGACTTGTGAAAGTTTTCCAAGTTCCAGCAAACGCAGGTAAGGTATTACAAGTGCCTTTATACCCTGTACAAACAATCGCCACAGACGCGGGTGAGAACTCAGATCTACCAAACACTGCGATTTCAACTGGTGTTGCTAACATCACATTAACTGAAGCAGGTATCATGACTACATTGACTGACATGGCAAGAAACCATTCAGTATCAAATGTTGTTGCTGACCTAGGTAAGTTATTTGGTGAAGCGATCGCGAAAAGACACGACCAAGCATTAACAGGCTTGTTCTCAAGTTTCAACACACAGATTGGTGTTAACGCAACTGAGTTAGAAGTGGAAGACTTGTTTCAAGCATATGCTACATTGAAAGCAAATGCGGTTCCAGGACCATACTTTGGTGTGTTCAATCCTAAATCAATCTACAATATCAAGAAACAATTAACGAACACTTTCGTTAATCCAAATGCTTCTGCTGTTGTTAACCAAGCGATGAGCGAAGGTTACATTGGTAGAATCGCAGGTATTGATATCTTTGAAAGTTCAAATGTTGTTGAAAGTTCAGCGACTGACGTCACTAACGCAGTATTCTCAAGAGATGCGTTAGGTTTAGCGGTTGCTCAAAACATCAACATTGAAACACAAAGAGATGCTTCATTAAGAGCTGAAGAAATTGTTGCTTCTACAAGATACGGTGTATCTGTATTACACAACTCTTATGGTCTTAAATTAATTGGAGATAACCAATTATAATAATTGGAGATAACCAAATCAACTAATAACTGATTTTGTTTATTTTTGTACTAAAGGGCCAGTGGAAACATTGGCCCTTTTTTTATGACCATTAAATAATAGTATGAATCTAGTTTGGTTTAATGGAGAATCCGCTGAATTGTTCCACAAATGGTTGCCACCACAGAATTTGGAAGTGGGCACCAACTTCATACAGGAGAAGAGACCAGTCCATGTGGTGTGTGCCTATGACATACCCATCATCAAACAGATAAAACTGGATCCCACCACAGAATACTACACAAGACCAGATGGTCAATCACCAGGATGGAAAGTGCTCACAGATCTCAGATTGGGAGGCACCAACAGCGGTATGTTGGCCGTATATGTGGCCCTACAGAAATCATCAGGTCCCATCTACATATTGGGCTGTGATTGGGGTTTGAATGATCAAAGCATATTTGATCAAAGATATGGACACACACAGACCAAGATCAAATACAACAATGGCATGAAGAGAACATTGAAGAGCATCTGCCAGAACAGATTGGTTTATGTGATCAACAACAACAAGGTGGATACTCCATTGCCTGTTATGTCAGTTGATAACTTTCTTTTCCAGATTCATAATAAATAACAATATCAAGGCAGGACCTTGTAGAAACTAAAAGAAGGACTTTTACGATGGCTACATTCGCTACTGATTCAGACCTACTAGAATACGTTCCAGATATCAAAAAATACGGTATCCAGGAATTCCTAACTGAACACGAAAAAACATACGACGACATAATCAGACTACTGAACATAAAATGGTTCCCAACAACACAATACTCAAGATACGACATCTCAGTATTGGGTGGAGAAGAAAAATTATCTCCAGGTAGATTGGATCCCAATCAATTTACCAGAGCCGCTGTTTATCACGTGTTGGCCTACTATATTTTTCCAAAACTTTCTACGTTTGAACCTGATGGAGACGCATTCAGGGAACAGATGAGTTTTTACAAGGCAAAGTTTGAAGAAGAATTTGACCTCATTTTGAGGGTGGGTGTATCATATGACCTAGATTCATCTGGCACATTCACGGACAGTGAAAAACAAACATTTTATAACGGTAGATTGATTAGATAATGTCAGCAAGAGAAAACATAGCAATCAACATACAGAGACAATTGGAGAACATGACTGATCCAGCACCTGGTTTGGTTTCAAGGGTGTTCTTTGATGTACAGAAATTGGCAATTACACAGTTTCCCGCTATCCTACTGGTAACCAGCAACGAGGTCAGAGAGGACGTTTCAATGAGCGCCAGACAGGGAGTGATACAGTATCAATTGAGATGTTATGTGCGAGGCACAGAAGTTGATACACTGAGGAATGAAATAGTTGAGAGGATTGAAGAGACCCTTGAAGTTTCAAGAGACAGAGATATCACTTTGGCAAGCACCAATATCCATAATGTCAAAACCATGGTATCCAACGTGGAAGTGATTGAGAGAGAACTACCATTGGGAGAAGTGATTGTGAATGTGGATGTTCAATATCAATACAAGAAAGGAGTCATGTAATGGCAATTCAAATGTTCAAAGGACAAGTTTCAGAAATCGTTTCTAACAGAGATGTCAAGGGACGACTGGAAGACGGATGGACCTTTAGTCCGTCAGAAAAAAAATCAACTTCAACTTACAGCCGTAATAAGATAAAGGCCAAAGCGGAAGTTGAAAAATCAACAACAGATCTTGAAGGTCCAGAAGATCTAAACAACGAGGAGAAATAAGATGGCAGCAAATGCTTCTACTTATAACGGTCAATCTGGTGTTGTGAAATATGATGTGTCAGGAACCCCAACAGCGGTTGCTGAAGTTAGATCATTCACAATAGACCAAGAGACTGCCACTGTTGAAAAAACAGTGATGGGAGATTCTGTAAGAGGTTATCTTCCAAGTCTAACACAGTTCTCAGGTTCAATGGATGTGTACTTCAGAGACAACGACGATGCGGCAAATGCCTTATTCACAGGAATAGGTGCTGATGAGGCAACACTTGAAGTTTATCCATCAGGAGAGACTACAGGTGTAAAATTAACTGGAAAAATAATCATAACTGGCCATTCAATCACATCAAACTTTGATGGAATGGTGGAAGCGTCTGTTAGTTTCCAAGGAACTAAAGACGCATCAGGTAACGGATTGGTTAAGACGATCATTACTTAATGGAGATTAAAGTATCTTTTAATAGCAAACGAGTGATCGCTGAACTATCAAATGATGTAGATCAGATGGTCCGCTCAATATCCCAAGATCTGTTTGACACGATCAAACAGAAAACGCCAGTTCGTTCTGGTCGTGCTAGGAAATCTTGGAGGTTAAGGAAGCAAAGGAAATTTGATTATAGAGTTTCCAATCCTGTGCCTTACATAGACAGACTAGACGAGGGATATTCTAAACAAGCACCGCGTGGTATGACACGACCAGCCGCACGGGAAGTGCTCAATAGAGCAAGAAGGAGACAAATATAATGTCAGTAATGGACAATATAACAAAACACTATCAATCATCAATAAATGGTGAATTGAAAAAATATCACTGTAAGGAGTGGAACACTGATATCTATTTCAAAACAACTTATCCACTCAAAGACGAGGGCAGGGTGTTGAAACTTCAGAATGAAGGCAAGACCGTAGAAGCACTCGTTGAAAGTATCATTGTCAAGGCCAGAGACAAAGATGGCAACAAGATGTTCAATGATGCTGACAGAGTACAATTAATGAGTGAGGCAGATCCAATGACAGTGGTCAAGGTTGCTTCAGCCATTAACAATGCTAAAATAACTGCGACACAGGACTCTATCGCAAAGGAATAGAAGCCAGTGTTGAGTTGAGGTTTGTTTTAATGTTGGCAGACAGGCTCAAAAAGTCTGTTGAAGAAATATTACAAATGTCAACACTGGAGTACGAACTTTGGTTGGGTTATTTTATGTTTGAAAGTAAGGAACAAACAAAGACTATGAACAAACAAAAATTACAAGCAAAGGCTAGGAGACGTTAATGGCACAGGGTAATTTAGATCTTAATATTGTTGTAAAAAATCAACAGGCCCTGGGCAAAGTCAACGGTCAATTGTCCCAACTACAAGCCAGCAGTGTCAAATTATCCACACTCCTAAAAGGTGCCGCTGGAGCGTTAGCGGCCATAGGAGCCACAAAGTTAATTGGTAGCATCGTATCAACCACGGCAAGATTTGAGGACTTGGGTGATGCTTTGACATCAGTCACGGGTTCAGCACAGGCAGGTGCCCAGGCATTTGACTTCGTCAGTCAATTCGCTACCAAGACACAGTTTGGTGTTGAGGACCTCACACAGACTTTCATCAAACTGAAAGCATCAGGTATTGAACCCACAGAGGATCTACTAACACTATTCACAGACACGGCCGCGATCACAACAGATCAGATAGGATCATTACAGGCCATCACAGACCTATTCGCAAGAACCACATCAGGTGGTTTGGGTCTGGAAGAATTAAACAGATTGGCTGACAGGGGTGTCCCTGTATTCAGGATATTAGAAGAACAATTAGGAATAACAAGATTACAGATCTCAGAAGTTGGTAAGACAGCGGAAGGATCACAAAAAATATTAAATGCCTTGTCCAAAGGTATCAGGGAAGATTTTGGTGGAGCCACTGCCAGGGTCACGGACAACTTATCAACTCAATTTTCAAACTTATCAATTGCTTTAAAAAATTCTGCCAATGAATTTGGTCAGGGACTTTCACCAGTATTGAAAGATGTCACCGCGGACCTCACAGCATTCATTGAGAACAATGAAGAAACAATAGCGGCATTGGGTAGATTGGGTGGAGTCATCCTAAAAGGTGTTGTTGAACTGTTCATTGGTTTGGCAGAAGCACTGGGTGCCATCGTGATTGGTGGAGAGAAACTGATTGGGTTCTTCAAAGAAGCACAAAAAGAGACTGATCACATACACGACGATTTCAGCCAATTGAATTCAGATTTTGATTCAACTGGAGCAGGCTTTGAGGCACTTTTCAGAGAATCAAAACCAGTTATCAAAGCATTGGGTGATATGCAAATGTCAGTGGAAGATCTTGGTGACACAGTGGCAGAGGCCGCTGAGAAACAGGCAAACTACAACAATGCCATGGGTGATTTTGAAGAAGGAGTGGGCAAGACCGTTGCGGAAGTATTGAGAGAACAAGCGGCACTTCAACAGGCTGTGAATAGAGAAACGGCCATGATGAACAGAGAAATTCGTACATATTCAAAACAGGTCAAGGACGCGGCCGCGGTAGTGGTTGGTTATACCTCACACCTACAGCAAATGTTGAATGAATACACAAAAATATCCATAACCACAGACACACTGATTGGAATGACCAATGCGTTTGCCACAACGGCAGAAACGGCTTTGACAGATGTGGTGTTGGGCACAAAAACTCTACAACAAGCATTGGGTGAGATTGGACAGGCCATATTGAGAGAATTAGTGGGAGGCATCATTAGATTGTTGGTGGTTGGACCTCTATTACGAAAACTCGCAGAGATATTTGGAGTGGACATGGTGAATGCCACAATGAAACAGGTTGATGCTCAGAGAAAATTAAACAGCGAATTGAAGAAAGAAATAGGACTGAGGGCCGTATTGGCATTGTTCACAGGTGGTGGAGGTTTTGGTATTCCATTCTTCGCAAATGGTGGTAATATCAGTGGAGGACAACCAGCCATTGTGGGAGAAAGAGGACCAGAATTATTCATACCAAACACATCAGGAGAGATCATATCAAATTCAGATCTTACCAGATCATCACAGTCATCAATCACAGGAGATGATTCAGAAGGTGTCACTATCAATTTCAATATTTCCACAGTTGATGCCAGAGGCTTTGATGAATTATTGACCCAGAGGCAAGAACTGATAATTAGTTTAATAAACAGGGGTCTAACAGAAAGAGGAAGGGCTAGATTAGTATAATGTCAGGAACATTTCCCACAGCAGGTTTCATAGCATTGGATCTTCAATCCAACACCAAATCAAGATTGACTGAATCCATTTCAGGACAGACACAAAGAATAAAATCAGGTGCCCAATATTGGAGTTTCAAACTGAAATCACCAGCCCTGTCAAGATCAGATTTCAATTCTATCTTTTCATTCATAGTTCAACAGGATGGACAGGTGGAAGCATTCTCAGTGGTGCCTCCTGTTATCTCAAACACGACAGGCACAATGACAGGCACAATGACAGTGTCATCTGTGTCATCAGCGGATCCATTGATGTCAACTTCAGCGGGATCATCAGCAGTTGGTGTTGTTGAGGACAGCACGGCAAATGGCACATTGAAAAAAGGTGACATGATCAAATTTTCCAATCACAACAAAGTTTATATGATCACAGAAGATTTCACATTGAGCAATGACAGTTCAGTACAACCTTTAAAATTCTATCCACCTTTGGTGGAATCAGTGACGGGTGGTGCCACAACCATCACTTACAATTCAGTGCCGTTCAGGGTGTTCTTTGAAAAAGATGAGGTGGGTTATACCTTACAGGCAGATGGCTTCTACAGGTATGAAATTCGTGTTCGTGAGGAGTTATAATGACCAGAAACATACCAGCCGCATTACAGACCAAATTAGCAGGTAAGTCAGTATTCGTCGCTGACTTGATTGAGTTGCATTTCTCAACACCCTTGTATTTCACCACAACCAACATCAATCTACAATATGATAGTCCCACAGCACCAGAATCAGGTGTGCAGACATACTTGGCACAGGGCTTATTCTTGAATTACGGAGACATCATTGAAAATTCAGACCTAAGGGTTGGAACACTGGAATTGAGTTTCACCGCAGTGGATCCCACAATGGTGGCAGTGTTGATCAACAATGATTTCATAGACAGACGAGTGGTGCTGTATAGATTGGTATTGAACTCAGATTATTCATTCACGGATGATGATGTTTTTACCATATTTGATGGAAGGATATCAGGATGGACATTGAGGGAAGAACAGGGCAGTGCCAATGTGACACTTTCAGTGGCATCATTCTTCGCAGAT